GAATGCATATGTTAAACTAAGGTTCAAGTATCCAATGTACCAGGAAGCTCTAAGGACTAAAAAGAAAGACAATCCTGATGTGAAGCAAAGAGGACACATTGCATATAAGACTGAATTAGAAGGACAATATCGTGAAGGAAAATATAAATGGTTCCTTACTATTGATTATGTTTATTCATCTACATGCCCATGCTCATTTGAACTAGCTCATGATGCTAGAGAGAAAAGAAATGCAGCAGCTAATGCTCATAGTCAAAGATCAATACTAAAAGTCAAGGTAGCCTTTGATAGAACTGACGATAACATTGTATGGATTGAGGACTTAGTTGATCTAGCTAGAGAGAATATTCCTACAGAAGTACAGATAGTTGTTAAGAGACGAGACGAGCAAGCATTTGCAGAACTGAATGGTGCTAACTTATTGTTCTCAGAAGATGCTGTCAGAATTATGCATGATGCATTAGATACATGGGTTAAGTTTGGTAAGATAGACGACTTCAGTATTGTGGCATCACATGAAGAATCACTACATCCATGGAATGCTATTGCAGTGTCCACAGGTGGATATGGGATACTAGACTAATGATTAATAAGAAGTCTTGGATATACGTAAAGTTTCAGAGGGAAGGTATACATAAGTATCCTGCTGCCCTCACGGATCCTAAACTAGCCACAGGAGGAGCCGATGATGTTTCTTTCTTGGGGTACCCACATCGTCATATGTTTCACTTCAAGGTACAACTAGAAGTGTTCCATGATGATAGAGATGTAGAGTTTATTCAGTTCAAAAGAGAACTGGAAGCGCTATATTCTAATGGAGTGATGAACTTAGATTATAAAAGTTGTGAGATGATGGCTCAAGATTTAGCTAAATACATACATACAAAGTATCCTAGAAGAGATCTAACAATAGATATCTCAGAGGATAACGAGAATGGTAGCGTAATCGAGTACACATCACATGGACAAGTTTAAGGATTTTATATCAGAAAAAGAGTCGGTCAAAGATACGATCGGAAATAACACACTAGTGTTAGCTAAAAAGGATGGTAAGACATTCACAGTATCTAAGTGTGGCAAGAACTGTACATTTGCTGGTGTTGGATCAACATTTAATGTAGACAATATCAGAGAACTATCAGGCAAAGGTTGGGAGATCAGATATGCTGATACACTTCCTACTAAGCAAGATGGTCCTAAGTCATCAGGTAAAGCAGGCGAACCACAGAAAGATTAATTATTATTATATTATGGAGTATTTGAATGAGATTTTGTCATATCGCACCCGTCCCTCATCTTGATCTAGTCAAGAAACAATCAACACATCTTACTTTAGCACACATTGCTGCTGAGGATAATGAGTATTGTGAGTTTTATGTAGAGCAAGGTAAGAGACCAGAAACAATAAACATAATGGACAACTCAGGTTTTGAGATGTTCAAGGCAGGAATGCCTAACTTTCCACCAGACGAGTTAGTTGGCTTAGCTAAGAAAGTTGACGCTGACTATATTGTTATACCAGACTATCCAGATATGCCTTCTATGGTAGGTATCGATGACGCTAGACGTTATGCACCTGCATTCAAAGAACAAGGCTTTGGTACTTTCTTTGTACCTCAATCAGCTAAGGGCGACCTCGAAGACCTTATCTTATCATTTGCATTTGCAGCAAGCAATCCTCTTATTGATTATATTGGTATTAGCATACTAGCTATTCCTCATGCATATAATTGTGAGAAAGGAAACAACTTACAAAGGTTTATGAGTAGATGGAAGTTTATGAACGAGATTAAAGCAAGAGGCCTATTGCAGTTAGCTAAAGATAATGGTAAGCTGATTCACTTCTTAGGTATGGTAGATGGACCAAACGAGATAGCATTGATGCAAGAGTTCGGTATAGACACTTGGGATTCAAGTGCAGCTATATGGGCTGGCTTCAATGGTGTAGAGTTTGATAACTCTCCTACAGGACTTTTTGACGGTAAGTTCGAGAAGCATGTTGACTTTCAAGCCAAGATAGAAGATAATGCACTAGTCCAGTTAGCTAAACATAACATGGACTACATTAACGAATTAGTAAGAGGCATCAATGAAGTATAGATTCAACGAAGATAAGATTCTAAAAGAGATAAGCGAATACGTTGCCTCTACATACTCAGCTCATTATGTAAATGAGAAAGCTGGAACTAAGGACGAAGAGATTCAGACTATTGATGTCTGGAAACAAATGGGACAGGAGAAAGAAGCCTGTCATTCAAATATAATCAAATACGCTATGAGGTATGGTAAGAAAGAGGGCTACAATAAGAAAGACCTTATGAAGATCATTCACTATACAATACTATTGTGGCACTTTACACAGGAAGAGAAATGAGTATGATACATATTTTATCACCGCAGATGCAACGCGATCTGTTAACTAATGTACAAGAAGGAGACAGTCAACCTAATGCTGTTGACCTCAGGGTCGATAAGATGTTTCGTCTTAAAGATAAGACTTTTGTCATAACAGATCAAGAGAAAACACATAGAGGATCCGACGAGATAGCTCCTGATAAGAACAATATGTTCTGTCTGGAACCTGGTGTGTATGAAATTATTATGGAGAACATTGTAACAATACCAGAAGGTTATGCTGGATGGGTTATTACAAGGTCTACTCTAAACAGAAATGGTTGTCACATTACCTCAGGTCTTTATGACTCAGGTTATAATGGTGTGATGGCTGGTCTACTTCATGTAGCACATGGCCCTGCTGCAATTGAGAAAGGTGCACGTGTAGGCCAATTCCTAATGTTCGAAGCTGAAACACTATCAATGTATGATGGTGACTATGGTGTAGGCACGGATCACGACACAAAGTATACTGGAGAGTTTTAAGTGGAAATTAGTATCAAGATAGAAGAGCTGCAGAAACGTAAACTGTTTATTGCAACACCAATGTATGGCGGTATGTGTGCAGGTATGTATACTAAGTCAACTAATGACTTAGCAGCATTGTGCATGCACTACAAAGTAGAAGCTAAGTTTTACTATCTATTCAACGAATCTTTGATCACTAGAGCAAGGAACTATTGTGTCGATGAGTTTATGAGATCAGATTGTACTCATATGATATTCATTGATGCTGACATATCATTCAACCCTAACGATGTCATCACTATGATGGCAATGATGGATCCAGATGATCCAGAATGTAAGTATGATGTTATGTGTGCGCCGTATCCTAAGAAATGTATTTCATGGGAGAAGATTGTGACTGGTGTAAACCAAGGTGTGGCTGATGAAGACCCTGAGATCTTATCTAAGTTCGTAGGTGACTATGTATTCAACCCAGCCGATGGTGGTAACACAATGAACCTTACAGAGCCTTGTGAGGTATTAGAAGGCGGTACAGGATTCATGATGTTTACTAAGCCAGGTCTACAGAAGTTTGCAGACGAATACTCACACATGAGTTATAAGCCTGACCATGTCAGGACTGAGAACTTCGATGGATCCAGAGAAATCATAGCTTACTTTGATGCTCTGATCGATGATAAGACTGCTAACATCAATAAAGAGATGGAAGCATTCTTTGAAGAGAATCCTAAAGCAAAGGCAGATGAAGTAAAAGCATTCATTGCTAATAAGACATCAACTTTGACTCAGGAAAAAGAATATTCTAATAGATATTTGTCAGAAGATTATATGTTCTGTCAATGGGCTAGAAGGATAGGACTGAAAGTCTGGTTGTGTCCATGGATGGAACTCCAGCACATGGGTAGTATGGTATTTGGTGGGTCATTAAAAGACTTAGCATCTATCGGAGCTGCTGCAACTGCTGACCCTTCAAAGGTCGGTAAAAACAAACAAATGTAACAAGTGATATATTATGAAACTAAGTGAAAATACAATAAACGTACTCAAGTCTTTCTCAATCATCAACCAAGGTATTGAGTTTAAGCCTGGGTCAACTATACAAACTATCTCTCCGCAGAAGTCTATCATGGCTAAAGCAGAGATTGATGACACGCTACCATCTAATGGTTGTTTCTATGAACTGAATAGGTTCTTAGGTGTATTGACTTTGTTTGATGACCCTGCATTGAACTTCAATGAGAAGTTCGTCACGGTACGTGATGCAAAGAGATCAGTAAACTATACGTTTGCAGATCCACAAATGATTGTTACACCACCTTCACAAGAGATTCAGCTACCTGAGATTGATGTAGCTGTCACTCTTAAGTGGGAAGATCTAAGCAATACAATGAAGGCAGCTTCCGTAATGGGACTACCTGAGATTGCCATATCTTCTGACGGAAGTGTAATTAACTTGGAGGCCATCAGCTCTAAGAATCCAACTGCAGACAACTACAGTAATGTAATTGATAGTAATGCAAGTGGAAAAGTATTCTCAGCTATCTTTAAGATCGAGAATATGAAGGTGATGAATTTTGATTATGACGTAGAACTGTCTGCTAAAGGCATTGCAAAGTTTAAGTCTGCTAACGACCACGGTCCAAAGCTAACTTATTGGATTGCAACTGAGGGACACTCTACATTTGAATAGGTGATTTATGCTCAATGATTTTTTATGGGTCGAGAAGTATCGACCTAGTAAGTTAGACGATGTCATATTACCTGCAGAGACTAAAAAGATATTCAAGCAGTTTGTAGAACAAGGGAACATTCCTAATCTATTACTGACTGGATCTGCTGGAGTAGGTAAAACTACTGTAGCCAAAGCAATGTTAGATAGCTTAAGGCTGACTATATT